ACGACAGAACCTTCCGGACGTCATCGGGCACATCGCATGCGGTCCATGTGGTGTTTAACATCAGCCGAAAGGAGCTACTAATGGCTAAATATTCTTACGTCCCAACTGAAGAAATCGCAATCAAGTGTGACTTCACAGTGCATGACCTCAAGGTTCTGGATCGAGTGCTTACCGAGTACGTCGACGATGAAGGTTGGTCATACGAACGGAGCCTACATCAGGACATCCGTAACATCCTAGCTGAGGCATTCCAAACGATGGAGGCCAACGCAAGTTATGACAAGAACCGCTTCGACGAGGTGATCGAGTACAAGGTCAAGCTCAAAGCTCGGAAGGACGAGGTCAACTTATCCAAAGTCCTAGACGACGAGATCCCATTTTAATTCAATCGCGCGGGCTTCGGCTCCCGCACCAACTGGCAGAAGGAGATCAACATGCCAAATCAATTCGGAAAAACCCGTGACATCGAGAACCCATACGCAGTCTACCGTTCACCGTACGGCTGGGAGTGGCGCATTCTCAAGACGTACAAGATGCCCAAAAGCGAAGCGAAAGACCCGTACGCTCGGTGGTTCGTCGCAGCTACGTCACCACTCATGGACAACAACAGTTTCGAATATGGTGACACGTACAAGACAGAGATCACACGGAACGCTGCTTTGGTAAGTGGCGACCCCGAGTGGATCGAAGAGTACGCACCAAAAGTTTAACCCAACTGCGGGGTCGTCAGGCCCCGCACCATTTGTCAAAGGAGCTACAAAATGACAGACGACTTCAACAATAAACTAGCCGATCTTATCTGGTCACTGATCGAACCCAAGATCGAGCAGAAACTTAACAACTTCCGTGACGACCTCGGAACATTCGACGGGGATCTCGACGAGAAGATCAACGACTGGATGTGTGGCAAATTCCAGCCCGAAGACTACTCACACGAGATCGACGGTATGATCGACGTGCAGGTTCAGTACCTTGCCGAGAACGGTGACCTGAAAGAATGGCTCGATAACGGAACCGATGAAGATGTGCTTCGGCTCAAGGTCATCGATATCATCAGCGACATCACCGTAGGATTCAATGTCAAATGATCTCGACTGGAGCGGCTTCTGGTTCAGGGGCCGCTTCCACCGCCAAGGTATGACAGCGACATGGCGTTGTACCAAGTGCTACCAAACAATCACACCAGACACATCAGATTGGAGTATCGAAGATGTCAAATGCAAATGTAATCAAACCGAACGAGATGTTCGCGACACCTAATAGTTTCGACGAGATCATGGACTGGGTCAACCTTCACGCAAAGGAGGACCGAGTCCACCTCATGACCGCAGCTATGATGGCTTGGAACCTAGCAGCCAAAGCCAGTGACAACCTAGTCAAAGAGATCGAAGAACTGTGCGCAGACTGCGACAGTGACGGGTATCTACAAGCAGAGATTGGAGGTGCTGGATCAGTGACCTATTGTATCAGAAAGCTACTGAAGGGAGATACAGAAGATGTATAAAGTATTCAAACGTACATGGTGGAAAGACAACCCAGACTGGCCCAACGGACTGGAGCCAGAGGCTGGGGTCAAGCAGTATCTAGGCTGGGTCAGTTCCGAAGAGGAAGCCCAGCGGATGTGCAGAGAGTTCAACGAGAGTGTCGACCCAGGTCGATACTCACTCAAAGCGGAGTACGAACATGGATAAGAGACACGGTGGCCCCTTCGACAGAGGGGGCGCTGACTACTACTATGGTCGCGGTAAGAACCCACACTTCTACGTGGGCGGCACTTACAGCAGCGAACGTATCGAGATGGTCGATATGGATCTAGAAGAAGTCAACGAGTACCTCGCAGGGTACGAAGAAGCAGAACGTAACGGCAGTAGAAAGGAATGGTAACATGACAATCGGTGGATACACACTAATCGACAGTGGCTACGGGCTATCTGTCACAGAGTACGAAGCAGGGTGGTCGTTCTTCCTATCGGGGGACGACGCACAAAAGTTCCGCGAAGAGTGGGAGCTTGCACAAGAGTACGATATTCCATTCGGTCACTTCCTGATCGATCACGAATATACAACGCTATTCCAATAGGGGGAGGGGCTTCGGCCCCTTTTCTTCCGTTCGATTAAAAGGTGTGCCGTGCTATTCCCTTCGGGGCACGGTCACTTGCGCGGCGTACCCGCGCTGGAAATCGTGTGCCTCCGGCACCCATTACTGTGCGGCCTCGGGCCGCAAGGCGCGAGGCGCGTTCGGGCCGCAAGGCCGCAAGCCTATTGTTTTTTACTTGTATATTATTTTAAATGGTGCTAGGGTTTTCGTGGGTAATTCTGCCCAATAAATCCGAAGGGAATAAACTTATGAAACATGCAATCATTTACAACGGGCCAAGCCTATTGGATGGTCAACCAATCGTAGTTATCGCGACTTACTCGAACCGCAACACCAAAACAGGGCGTGTTGTACAAACTTATATCATCCGCGCGGACATGGATCCGCGCGACGCGTCCAAAACTGGCGCGGACTTTTCAATTTGCGGCGATTGCGTCATGCGCGGCGAACCAACAACCGACCCCGCGCGCAAGATTGCCAAAGGCCGCAAGTGCTACGTTAACATAGCGCAAGGCGTTTTGATCGTTTACAAAGCGTTCGTTGACGGCGTCTATAAAGAGGGCGACCCGCGCGACATGGGACGCGGTCGATTCGTACGCGTCGGTACATACGGCGACCCCGCCGCCGTACCATCCGAGATTTGGGACGAATTACTAGCGGAATGCGACACTTGGACAGCCTACACGCACCAACGCCCATGGCGTCCAGACATTGCAATGCAATCTGTCGACAGCCACGCGCAAGCCGTGGCCCATTGGGAAGTGGGTAACCGAACTTTCCGAGTTATCGCGGACCTTGGGCAGCTCGATCACAAGCGCGAGGCCCTTTGCCCCGCGTCAAAAGAGGCGGGACGCCGCGTCCAATGCACCGCATGCAAACTTTGCAAGGGATCAAGCCTAGCAAAATCAATCGCAATCGTTCAACACTAACAAAATGCCAGGGGATGGTAGCTCTCCCCTGGCAAACCACCGCCCAGGCGTTCGATCTCCACGCCTGGGCGGTTCTTTTTACCGCCATCGAGCCGCAAGGCCGCAAGCCGCAAGAGATTTAAGCCGCAAGTCGAGCCGCAAGATACTCCCACAGAGCCGCAAGGCTCTTAAATTCACGGCCCTCGGACCCAGATAGCCCTGAGGCCGCAAGAGATGGCCCCTGATCAGCCTCAAATAAATATAGTAGGGACGTAGCGGGGGCCTTTATTAAGTAAAAACTGGAGCCTCCTCGCGCCCAGTAGGCCATATTCCAAGCAACTTGTTGAGGGCTTACGTTCACACTGTTAGATTTGGTTGTCTTCAATTCCATCCAGAACGGTTTGCCATCCCAGACTATATGCACATCAGGCACACCGCCGCCGTGCTTGTTCTCAATCCTCGTCGCGAACGCCTTTTTCGGTAAGCTCTTGCGTATCGTGTTCCAAAAGTTCGCCTCTGGTCCCTTGCTCATTTGGTGTCACATCCTTGTAATCTGCGTCGATCTGAAACGCCTGTGGGTATTGCTTTTGCAGCGCAGCAAGTCGGGCTGTGATTTCATCCCGAGATAGCTGATCGATGGTGTTGATTGTTTCGCGCCTGTCGATGGTCAAACCACCCAAGGCTGACCGTATCTTTTCCGCGTTGATAGCAGCAGAAAATTGCCCCGCCTCTTCAGCACCCAACGACAGCTTGTGCAGCCGTTCAAGCTGCCCTATCGTTGACACCCCATACCGCCGCTCTCGTTCCTCTCTAAGTTCCTGTATGTATTCCAGAACATGGGGGAAGTCCCTGCCATTCAAAAGTTTTGATGCCGTGACCGCCACGTTTTCTTGTGCGTACCCTGCCTTCCTCGCGCATTCAGCGTTCGAGTAAATGCCCTCAACGATGTGCCTTGCAAAAGTCTTTTGGCGGTTGGTTAAGGTGCGCCCATGCTCTTCTTCGATCTTTTGTTCCAGATTTCCCATGTCAACCTCG